AATCTTGACCAGAGAATGCAGAGTCTACTTCATTGTAGAATGCTTCTGTTCCACTCTGTGAAGTGAATCTGGATCTCATTGCGAAGATTAATCCAGTAGGGCCACTCATTGGTTGTACACCAGCAAGGTCGTATGCCACCAAGTTAGGCATAGATCTTCTGATCAATGAGATAAGAACTGGATCGAAACCAGCAACTGGGCCAGTAGCAGTTGCACTACCACCGAATCCACCGCCAGCTCCAGCAGCGTTTGCTGCGTTAGTTGGAGGAGCTTCCATCAAGTTAATGCCTGATGAGAATGCTTGCTCCTCTCTTAAAAATTTTTCTTGGTTTTCTAGCAAGACAGCAGTAACTGCTTTACGATGGTTGTCTTTGATTGGATCAAGACCCTCATACTCTAATAGCGGCTTCCACTTTTCCTGCAGTTGTTCTGATTGGAACATTTGCTTAAAAAATTAGTGTTTGCGTTTGTTTAATATCGAAATCAGGATTGCTTAAATGCTGATATTGTCTTCATGTAAGCAGCCATTGCGTTAGATACATCTGGTGCATCTGCACTATCGACTCCTTCTGAAATTGTATCAGATTTAGCAGCTGGTGACTTTGCTTTAGAAGAGAAATATGACTCTCTAAGTGTCTCCAACTTCTCACGATAAGATTCTTCACTTTCAAACTCTACACTTTGGGAAAGTGAAGCGAGCTTTTCTTTCTGAGTGGATGCTAATCCTTCAGAAACTGATTCAAGAATACCATTAGCAACAGACTCACCGAGTCTACTGTTTAAACTAACGTTCTTCTCAATCTGCTCATTGAGCTTGGTCTCCATGTCATCTAGTTTTTCTACCATGCTTTCCAGCACATCATATTTGTCATCAGGGATAGTTACATAATGTTCTTCAAAGAGTGACTTCATCCCACTTAAGAAGGATTCTGTCATATCTGTTTTTAACCCTTGCTCAACTGCAAGAGCATTTTCGGTGAACCACTCATCTGCAACATACTCAAGATAATTATCAACTCTCTCAGAAAGAGATGCTTTTTCTTCAGCGATTCTTTCTTCAAGTGTTTCTTGGTATTTTGCTTCTAATGCTTCCTTAACTTCAGAAACTTTAGAATTAAGAGCTGTCTCGAAAACAAGCTTTGCCTTTTCTTTAAACTCTTCAGAAAGGTCTTCTCCTCCAAAGAGTGCATTAACATCTTCCTCGATGTCAACTTCTACTTCCTCAGTAGATTCTTCTTCAGCAACTACCTCATCAGTAGTTACCTCTTCCTCCTCAATAACCTCATCGACGATTTCGTCTTCTTCCTTCATACCACCTTTCATTGGTTCTGCAGGTTTTGCTTTTGAATTAACGACATCTTTAACTTGCTTTAAAGTGCCACCAGGTGTTTTTAGCTTTGCTGAATCATCATCTGGTTTGTAATTCATTGGTGTAGGGCCTCCGAGATCCTCAACGCTCCCTGCTACTGATGTATCCATCGGCATTGCTGGTTTAGCGTTGGCGTTCACGGCAGTCTTAGACTGTTTAGTTCCAGCTGCTACATCCATTTCTTGTAATTGTTTCTTAGCCATTGCTTTTTATTACTCCAAAAGTTATTTAGATTATTGAGAACTATAATTTATTTAGAAAAGTTATAAATTAGACAGAAAATCACTGAACAGATTTAATTTCTGCTCATCTAGTTTTTTCTGATCGACTAGAGTGTTAATCTGTTTATATGTTTTAGTTGCAAACTTCTCACGAAGTATGCCACCATCCCATACCCACTCTTTTCCTTCCATAATTCCTTCTACAAAAGCATCAGGAGCTGAAGGATCGGCAACGATATCTGCAGCAGTTGCTAACATGAAATCTTCACCGACTACAGCGAAACCTTCTTTTGTCTGTTGGAGTGAACCAACACCACGAGAAGATACGCCAAGTTTTACACCCTCTTCAATTAAAGAAGATGCGATTTTACCCATTGGTGTATTAAGGATTTTAGCTTTACCAATGAAGTTAGATCCACTCTCTTTTAGAGAAACGATCTTATGAGATACACGATCAAGGTTTACAGTTGGGCCTTCTGGATGACCAAGTTCTCCAAGAGCACGACCTGATTGAATATGATTCTCATTGTAACGACCAACTTCTCTACGAAGAGTTTCCATAGGATACATTCTGCCGTTACGATTTTTGATATTTCCTTGTAAGAAAACACCTTCGATATACATTGATTTCTTGCCGTTCTTTTGTTCGACAAGAAACTCAACAGATTCGATTTCTTCCCTAATTAGTTTCATTACGCACTACCTGTAGTTTGAACTTGTTGAATTTGAACAACTGAGTTTGCATCTGAATTTGGTGAAATTACAGATACTTTATTAGACATGAATAATGTAGCATTTCCTGTTGGAGTGAATGCAGTAGAAACACCAGCAGTGTTTGCCTCAACAGTGATTTTTTCTTCAAAGTCACCACCGACTCCAGCACTTCTACTTTTACCAACAACTTTTGTGTCATTAATTAAAGTAGTATAATTAGAGTCATTTGTAGAATCACCTTCATAATCTAAAGTAACTCGATCACCTAAATTAAAAGGCATTTGAGTTCCTTCAGGAGCTGCAAGAACTGTTGTTGATCCTTTAGTAATACTAACAACTCTTTGCGACATTTTTAACATCGCTAAAGTTTCTGGTTGATTAGAAGTAACCATATAATCAGTAGCAGTTGCAACTGGGTCAGTTCCTATCGCAACATAGGCATTAGCACCCGACGCTACTATTCTTAAAACATTTGATTGTACTGTAAATGCAGAGGATGTCGTTGCTGTTCCTGATAAACGGATCGTTTGACCTACTCCAACGGTTCTATGTGCCATTATGCTAATAGTTTCATTTAACTTTTATTTATAATTTATTGTTGATCTTCTAATTCAGTTTCAACTTCGGTTTCATCCTCAGTTTCTACTTCATCTTCAACTTCAACTTCATCAACAACTTCATCATCTAATTCTTCATCATCAACATCGACATCACCAAAAACTCCATTCGCAACATCAGTTTTGAAAGCATCAACTCTCTCTGCTGATTTATTGAATAGAATCTCTTTGATCTTATCGCTGATTTGTGATGGAGACTCGTCAGTTGCCATCATATCCATTAATTCATCCATGATTTTAAATTACTCGTATAGTATTTATACACTACAGGTAGTGCAGATTATATTTCACCACCTTTAGGTAGTTCTGGTGCTTCAGTTGCAGACCCATCTATCTCAGGTTCCATAACTGGAGCTCCTAGATCTTCCCCACCAATTGGTTGACCTGTTTGTGGATCAACTGGTGCATTTGGATCTGGAATTACACCATCAGCAATTTCTTTTTTCATTAATGCGTCTTGCTCTATTATCTCCATATCTGTCTGACGAAGTATTCTACGTCTTACATAATCTTGAGAATAGTATCTTCCAACGTATGGTTCAGCAGCTGCTGCAACTGTAATTCTCTCATTAAAGAGTTCTGTTTCTTTTAATTCAGAGAAGTGATTATCATATAAAAAGTCATATTGTATGTGTTCACTCATTATTTCCCAGTCTTCTGGGGTAATAATGTTCTTCAATATAAGCTGAGTTCTCAGCATATCGTCAAACATTCTAGAAAATCTATGTCTTAATCTACCTACAAATTTTGTGAATTTTAATTCGTCTCTTAATATTTCTGAGGATCTTCCCAAATTGAATCCTCCCTCTCCATCCATTCTGGAAGGCGGTACGTTGAGCGACCTATATAATTTCTTTTTGAAGTACTCAATATCCGTGATTTCACCAAGGTTTTGACCTCCAGGCAAAGTAGAAATTTCAGTTCCACGGCCTCCTTCTCTCCTAGGGAGCCAGAAATCTTCAAGCATTGCCATGTACTTCTTGTCATCGCGGATCTCTCCTGTGTTAGCGTCGTAAACTAATTTGTTCCGATATCGCATCATCACATCTCTGAGATATTGCTCTGCTTTTATCTTAGGTAAATTACCTACATCTATATAGAAGATTCTTCTCTCAGGAGCTCTTGAAAGTCTGTAAATCACCAAACTATCTTCAATCATACGAAGTTGATTGATAGATTTGATTGCTTTATGAAGATATGAAAGTGTTGCTCCTTTATTTCTATCGACTAAACCAGAGGTGCAATATGTAATTGCATCTTTGGCTATTTTCATTCCTTGACTAGCACCAGTTGCATTTATATTTCCTGTTGGATATTTGCCACTAGCATTGTATATAAAAAATTCTTCGATCTCTGGAAATTTATAATCCATAGGATCTGGTGTATTACCCCTGTTTATTTTAATTCCCCCGTCACCTTTAGTCTTTTTTTGTTGACGAACATAACGCATTTTAATTGCGTCAATATAACGTAATTCTTGAATACCTTCTTCAGGTTTTTTTAAATCAATTATCTTATGATAATATATTCTTCCATCTACATACCAGTTTCTATAGATTTCATGTGCTTTCTTATCAAAATCTAATAGATCGCAAATATGTTTAAATTCTTGTCTAACCTTTGTTTTTATACCATCACTAGCATTTAAATTGTCAAGATTAATTTGAACAGGTGTATCATTTGTGTCAGATACAATTGCTTCATTAACGATATCTTCAATAGCACTATCAGCTTCTGGTTGAAGTGCTAATTCACGATATCTTTTGATCATATCATATTCGGTTCTGTAGATACCTTCCATATCTACATAAGAACCAAAAAAACCACTACTCATATAGTGATCATTCCCATCCTCATTATTAGGAGGAACAGGAGAGACCGCAGTAGGAGATAGTGGTTCGGAATCCTCTATCGAGAATCCAAATAATTTAGCCATAATAGAGTTACTCTATATGAATTATAGTTTCTTTCTTCTATTTAGTCAACTTAAATTAACCTTGTACTCCAGCACCCTTAAGTCTGTAAGACTGAACTGCAAATTCAACAGTATACTCCTCAATAGTATCAGTTGAATCGTAAGATAAATCAATAGATCCTACAGATACTGGGAATATATCAATAAACTCATATTCTTTTAGAACTACGTTTGAGTCACCACCATTGTTTTGACTTGCTTGTGTAGATCCTCTACCTAATTGATAAACTTTAGCATTTACCATATATGATGCAGGGTTTGTTGATCCCATGTTATCATCTAGGTTTGCGATCTGTTGTGTCCACTCTTCAAATGCATTTCTGAATAAGAAGTCTTCATCGTTGATTATTGTGATTGACCAGTTTTCAATTGTTCTATCACCAGCGACTTTAAAAATACGACCTCTAAATGGAACGTCTATGTTAGCGATGGTTTGTGCTGGCATCTGTGCTGCCTTGCATAAGAAACCAAATCTTTCTGCTTGCCATGGGAGTGCTACACTCGTTGGCAAAGTTGTTAATTCAACTTCAAATAGATTCGGTCTAGCACCACCACCCAGTAATCTGGATTTAAAATCTGAGATTGTTTTGTTGTCTCTTGATACGGCCATTGTTTTAGTTTCCTCCGATAGTTATATTTATAAAGTTAAACGCGGCCAGCGACTTCTTCAAAACTGATTCCTGTTCTAGTTGCAACAAACGTTAGAGTAACGTAGTTGATTGACTTCGCAGGTTTCAAGAAGATATCAGCTCTGAACTCATTATTATCAATAACATCAGGAGTGTTATTTGTAGTGTCGCAAATAACTAAGAATCCGTAGATACCTCGTTTTGCTTCGACATCTCTTAAGAATGGTTCAACAATGTTTCTGAAGTTTGCTCTTGTAAGTTCATCATTTAACTCAAAGAGTTGTGCTTCAGCAGCACTCTCAAGAGCTTGTTCAACAGTTAAGAATAAACGACGAACGT